GATTGAAGATAACCCAATAACTAAGTTATCAAACGACTATAATGTTAAATTGTTAACAAAAATTAAAGACAATTTTACAGATTTTGAACAAAAATTATTTTTATCAAGTTTTTATTGTTATTTAAATTATAATCCAATTAATGATTTTGTGGTTGATTTAGATAGTGTCTGGAAATGGCTTGATTTTAATCAAAAGTATAATGCGGAAAGATTGTTAGAAAAATTTTTTAAAATTGATAAAGATTACAAATGTTTGCTCCTCCAAAATGAGGAGCAAAAAAAAGGAAGAGGTGGTCATAATATAAAAAAAATTTCATTGAACATTGAGACATTTAAAAAATTTTGTCTAAAGGCTGGAACAAAAAAAGCTGACGAAATTCATGAATATTATATGAAATTAGAACAAATTTTACAAGAAACAATTAATGAAGAATGTAATGAATTAAAATTACAATTACAAAATAAAGATAAACTGATTGATCAAAAACAAAAAGAAGTAGAACAAGCTTTAATTGGCCAATTTCCTGTAAATACAGAATGTATTTATTTTGGAATAATTGATGATACAAACGAACATGGAGAGAAATTAATCAAATTTGGTCATACAAATGATTTATTAAATAGAGTCTCGTATCATCATAAGAATTATAGCAATTTTTTTCTAAAAAATGCATTTAGAGTTCAGAATAAAGTTGAAATTGAAAATCTCATTAAAAATCATTCAAAAATTAAACCACAATTAAGAACAATTAAAATTAATCACAAAAATACAACAGAAATTATTGCATATAATGATATTTTTACTATTGATAAATTAACTAAAATTATAAAAGAAATTATACAATCCAAAATTTATAGTATTGAAAACTTTAATAACCTTACAAAACGCAATGAAGAATTAGAGTCAATACACAATTTATCGAATGAAAAAATTATTCTTCTTGAAAAAAATAGTTTGCAGCAAATTATTGAAATAAACAATTTGAGAGAAAAACTTGATAATCAACAGAAGATTATTGATTCTATAAAGATTAATGAAGAATCGGTTTATCAAAATATTTTATTGCCTGAAGATGAAATAAATAAAAAATTTAATAATTTTGTGAATGAAATTTGTATTGTTAGACCAGATGTTCAAGAATTATCTGTAAATTTGGAAGGTAGATATCGGTTATGGAGCAAAGTCAAACCAACCAAAGAAGTATTTCATTCACTTAAAAATTATTTAGACACAAGATTCAAACCAAAACGAATTGATGGAAACCATGGATATGCTGGTATTAAAGTAAAATCAATTGAATATAAAAAAACTTCTAATAATTTAGATATTGAAAATTTTATTTTTCATGTATGTGAATTTTCTGATTGTGGAAAGATATTAAATTCAACATTATTGAAAGAATATCAAAAATGGAAAATTAGTGTTAATAAAGAATTATCAGATCATGATATGAAAGATATCAAAACTTACTTAAATGAATTGCCGTATACTTTAAAAGCTACTGTTTGGGTTGACGGTGAATCTAATGAGGGTTATTACGGTATTTCCTTAAAAAAAACATATAGCCAAAAACCAAAAATTACGTCATCAACTGGGAAAAAAGTTTACAAGAGAGAAAAAATCACTAATGGTTTGTTAGCTGCATGGGAAACCATAGCTAAGGCGGCAGAAATGGAAGGAATGTGTTCTGCTAAGATGAGTAGATATATAAAAAACAAAACATTTGTTAATGACTATTATTATGCAAATAGTTAGCAACAGTAAAAACTATATTTATTTAATCAAAAATATAATATTAAATAAATAATTTTGAATCGTAATGCGCTTCATGATATCTTTTATGGAAAATAAATTGCTGATATGAATTATCATAATGTGTGATATCATCCTTGCCATCTTCAACTGCGAAACATGGTGTAATAAATGCTCTATTTCTATCTTTTGTTATTATCCAAACTGTGCTTAACGGACATATTGTATTACACCTTTTTACATTTCTTTTTTATTTGCAAATGGTCCACTGACTAATTGACTTTGACCATAATCGCTTTTTCCTACAATAATATTTTCACCTTCAAATAATTCCTTACAAATATCAGCTGTTGAAATATTTTCCTGTTCCTCTAGAGTAAATTCTTGGGTATTAGCATTATTTACTCCAATTAAGTTGCCATCTTTATCAATGGTTTGAGATAATGAATTACCCGTCTTTTCAGCCTTTTTAATATTATCATCAATGGCTTTCTGTTTCGTTTCTTTAACGCGTTGTTCAAATGCTGATTTAGCATTGGATTCATTCTTTTGCTTCTCATGCATCAATTGATTCAATTCTTCCTCCATATATTCAACACGACCCGTCTTATAAGCCTCTGGGTCCCAAGGCATCCATAAACCAACTGGACCAACCATAATATCATGGTTAGGATCAATTTCTCTCAACATTTTGCATCTTAATTCTGCTTCTTCTTCAGTAGGATAAACACCTCTTACTTTCAAACCTCTTGTACTTGTTTGAAAATTATTTTCAATATCAAACTTCTTTTGTAATTCATCCTCATGATTATCTAAAAAAGTTTTATAATCATCGGCTAAATTAGATTTAGCTAAATTATCTTTTTCCTCTTGAACAAACTCTTTAAAATCTTTATTCAAATCTTCAAATGACATATTATATTTAAATGAAATGAAATTAATAAATTGTAAAAATTTTTCCATTGACTTATTGAATTCCCAGTTCTTTAGGAATTCTTGAAAGAAAAAGATTTCCTTTTGTTTTAATACTTTTTCTGGAGAACAAAAAGACATGCAAACAAATTTTTGACCAGCAATTGGTTTGTCCTCCTCTAATAAATCCACATATTTAGGATTTTCTTTACCATTTATTTGCTTTCGCTCGAATCCTCCATCCTTGGATTGTTTTAATTTAGTGTTATCCATTTTAATTAAATTTATTATTTATCTTTAAGTTTTTATCGCATAAATTATTTTTTTCTTAGTATTTATTATAATGAACGGATTAATAAACGTTGGTGAACTTGTTAAGAGAATTATCAAGTATCTTGTAGAAGGTTTAATGGTTGCTATTGCTGCTTATGCTATTCCTAAACGTTCTTTAAATATTGAGGAAATTGTTTTGATTGCCTTAACTGCTGCTGCTACATTTAGTATTCTTGATACTTATATTCCTTCTATGGGTGTTACTGCTAGATCAGGTGCTGGATTTGGTATTGGTGCAAATTTAGTAAAATTTCCTGGGGGGTTTTAGACGACAATTGATGTGAGAAATTAAATAATTTATAATATTTATAAAATAAATTATTTAAAACAGGTATATGTAATATAGTAATGAAATATAATAACGAAAACACTAAGGCTTAAATATGAAATTTGGATTTTTAATAAATCAGGTGAACTTTTAGATAAATATATTTAAAATCTAATTATAATATATTATGGTTAAGTACACAAGAAGACAATATAAAAAAAATAAAAATAACAAAAGAAAATACACCAAAAAAATGTATGGGGGAGATGATCCATTTACTAGAGACGACAAATTATATTTAACTCAAAATAATTTCACCAATGATGATATTGAATATTTAGAATATCGCAAAAGAAATGGTGCAAATATACCAATATCTTTTATTAGAACATTTATAAATCGTGGATATAGTGCTGACAGAATAATTTCTGATATGAAATGGGAAGAAGAAACAGATACCGAATCACAAATTTCAGAAGGAGGTAAACGAAGAAAACGTAATAGAAAATCTAGAAAATCTAGACGCAAACAACGTGGAGGTATGTGTTTTGGTAATGGGGTAGGTGCTAATAGTTATGATCCAAATTTTTCTATTTACAATACACGTGAATTACAATTATTTCCTTATAAACCTATTCAAACTTAGATAGTTTGTTTTTCATTCATTTCAAAAACTTATATATAGAATTGTAAGATTCAATCAATAATATTATGTGTAATAATATTTTTAGAAACAAATATAATAAATTGATTATTCATATTTTATATAGTTGGTATAAATTCCCAATCTAATTCAATGCAAATTTTTTTCCATATAAAATCTTGTTCCATGCGTTTTTCTGGATCTTTTAACATTGGAAAATGTTCTAGATATTGTTTCTCACCTAAAAGTTCACAAAGCTTATATGCAGTATAATAGTAATTTAAAAAATTAACACGGTCATCTGGACAAAATTTTGAATAAGGTGCTTGAAGTTCAATAAATAAATTACAAAGTGTTTCTTCCAACTCTGGTGTCATAATAGGTGGTTTAATTCCTAATTTATCTTTAATAAATGGTAT